TGCTGCTTCAATATTTACAAATTCCTTTGATGCATCAACCATTTGATCAATAGAGGGACCATCACTTGCCTTATCAAGTTTTAACTTCATTACAGGATATACACCTGAAAATCTCCATTTAGCCAATCCAGGTTCTGCTGGAGTTTGGTAATCTTGTGACAACAAATCACTATTTCTGGGAAAAAGGAATGGCGTAAAGTTAGCCACACTTGCCCCATTAACATTTAGAGTTTCTTTTATGAAGTCTTTATAGTGTTTCATATATGTATTTAGATAAAAAAAGAGACCTCCGAAGAAGTCTCTTGAAAATGTGAATGGAATATATCCATCTCGATCACATAAGATTTTTGACCGTAACGCGACGATAGTAGCGGTTCTGGTTTGTTTGCAAACGTCCAAGTCCTTGGGTAGTACCCTCGGCAAATGGGTTGGCAACCATACCATAACGAGTCTTGAATCCAATTTTGGGCTGGAAGGAGTTTTCTCCGACAGCGCGTACCATTTGGAGGGGAACGTAGGGGCAATAGAACAGTCCAGCGTCATAAGGTGAGGAACCTTTGTATCCACAAACGTAGTACTGGTTTCCACCTTGAGGACCACCTGTGCCGACTAGGTTAGCAGCATAAGGGTCAATGTAGACGCGGTACTTACCTTGCAGAGTTCCTGCGAAAGTATTACCGGTGTCATCAACGTTCAGGTTGGCATTAAGTGCAGGGGTGTAATCAAGTACACCAGCCATTGTAAGAGCACTAGCAACGTCTGCAGAACAGAGGATGATGTTGCCCTTCCCGCGACGTGTTCTTTGGGCGATAGCGTTAGCATCACGCTCGATCTGGAACAGAAGTCCTTTGAACTTCTCAACAGACCATCTGCCGTTGGAGTCGATGTCGAGGTCGAATTGACCTGCTTGTGCAACGTTTTGAACAGCGCCTTGCTCAGCAACCTTGTAGATAGTACGGATAACTTCGCGGTTAATTTCAGCGAGGATTTCAGTACTCAGGATGTTAGCAAGTTCTGCTTCAGCGTTCAATCCGTGGATCGCCTTGAGGTCTTGAGCCAGTTCCAAACTGTACTCAGCTTTGAGTGCACGTGACTTTGCAGTAACCGTAACTTTCTCAATGCTGAATGCCATCTGGTTGAAGGCATCATTAGCAGTACCATCAAGTGCTTCAGCAGTTGCTGTGGGCATTCCCTGACCTACATTGTAGGAAAGTGAATTAGCAGTACCAACAGGGTTCAGAACTCCGGGGTTAGTACCGGACTGAGTCGTGGTACCCATACCAACGTTCTGATCGGTTCCGTTGTTATTATCGAAACCGTAAGGCTGTCCAGAGAATGCGGAATCTACTTCGTCGTAGAAGGTCTCAGACCTTGCGCCTTCTTTGTAAGTCTGTGAACGCATTGCGAAAATAAGTCCAGTAGGACCGCTCATTGGTTGCACGCCAGCCAGATCATAAGCGATCAGGTTGGGCATAGAGCGACGAATTAGACTAATCAATACTGGGTCGAATCCAGCAACAGGACCTGCTGCAGTTGCATCACTTCCAAATCCACCTGTACCGGAGGAATTAGTTGGAGCAGCCTCAGTCAGCATCGAGGTGCCACCTTCAAAAGCTTGTTGCTCACGAAGGAATTTTTCTTGGTTTTCTAACAGGACAGCGGTAACTGCACGGCGATGAGAATCTTTAATCTCATCAGCGCCCTCAGCATTAAGAAGAGGGGCCCACTTTTCCTGCAATTGTTCTGAATGGAACATTTGCTTTTTTACCTAATTGTGTTTACGTTTGAATTGATATTGAAATCAGTTATTTAAAACTAGAAAGTGTTTTCAGGTAAGTAGCCATTGAATTGGATACTGAATCAGGAGCAGCTTCTACTCCTTCTGAAAGAGTTTCTGTTTTAGTACTCGAAGATGCTTTAGGAGCAAAATATGACTCCTTCAACGTCTCAAGTTTTCCACGATATTTAGCTTCACTTTCAAACTCTACACTTTCGGCAAGCGTAGCGAGTTTCTCTTTCTGCGTGGACGCAAGTCCTTCAGAAACATCGGCAAGAATTACGTCTGATACTGACTCAGCGAGTCGTGCATTCAGAGTTACATTCTTTTCGATCTGCTCGTTAAGTTTGGTCTCCATATCATCTAGTTTTTCTACCATACTCTCAAGTACATCATACTTATCTTCAGGGATTGTTACATAATGTTCTTCAAAAAGACTCTTAAGACCGGTCATAAAGGAATCGTTAAGGTCTTCTTTAAGACCACCCTCTACGGCCAGTTTATTTTCTTCCATCCACTCGGATGAAACATACTCAAGATAAGAATCAACACGCTCAGTAAGTGCAGTTTTAACTTCTGCAACTTCTTCGTTAAGACGCTCAGCGTATTGTGTTTCTAGAGTTTCCTTAAGACCAAACAACTTGGACTTAATAGCAGCTTCAAAGATTGTCTTTGCTTTTGCTTGGAACTCTTCAGATAGTTCTTCACCAGCAAGAAGTGCATTAACATCATCTTCGATGTCAATCTCTTCAAATTCAGGTGCTTCTGCTACAACTGCTTCCTCTTCAGTTGCTTCTTCTTCGGATACTACTTCTTCAGTAGTCTCTTCGTCCTCGGCAACTACTTCATCAGTAGCAATTTCTTCTTCTTCGATTACTTCATCAGAAACTTCTGTTTCTTCCTTAGCTGTCTTCCCTTTGCGGTTAGTAACAACATCACTAACTTGCTTAAGCGATCCGCCAGACGGTTTTAGTTTGGCAGAGTCATTAGTGGGACTATAATTCTCTGGAGTTGGACCTCCTAGATCCTCAATGGGCACCTTAGGAGCCACTTGATCGACGCCTTTCATTGGCATTCCTGGAGCTGCATTAGCATTAACAGCAGTTTTGGATTGCTTTACGTCCTCTTCCATTGCTTGTAGTTTAGTTCCACTAGACATTTGAAGTTTCTCCGTTTTTTCCTGATTGTGTGAAATAATCTATATTTATTTATAAATTTGGATTTTACAATGAGTTAATAAACTCATTAAACAAATTTAATTTATTCTCTTCTAGACGTTTTTGTTCTACAAGATCGTTAATTTGACGCTTTGTATCTGCAGCAAGTCTTTCTCTCAAAGAAGTTCCTTCCCAGACCCACTCTTTTCCTTCCATGATTCCATCTACAAAAGCATCAGGTGCAGATGGATCAGCAACGATATCAGCAGCAGTTGCTAACTGGAAATCATCACTTACAACATTAAATCCCTCTTTGGTTGGTTTTAGTGAACCAATACCTCTTGAAGAAACGCCAAGTTTTACACCTTCATTAATCAAGGACTTAGCGATTTGACCCATAGGAGTCTCAAGAATCTTTGCTTTACCAATAAAATTAGAACCAGATTCTCTCAAAGAAATAATTTTATGTGAAACTCTATCAAGGTTGACAGTTGGACCATCAGGATGACCTAATTCTCCAAGTGCTCTACCAGATGAAATATTAGACTCATTATATCTAGCTACTTCTTTTTGAAGAGTTTCCATGGGATACATCCGACCATTGCGGTTCTTGATGTTTCCTTGTAGAAAAATTCCTTCAATATAAAGAGACTTCTTGTCACCTTTTCCTTCAGTAATGAACTTTACAGATTCGATTTCTTCTCTAATGAGTTTCATCAGGAGTCTCCGCTAACTTGTACTTGTTGTGCATAAACAGATCCAGCTCCTAGACCTAATGTACCAACTCTAAAAGAAGTTCTCAAGTATGCATTATATGGAAGACCATCTCTTGTTGTATTAGGATATCCATCAACATCAGAATCATGATCAATAACAACGGTTTGATTGAATACTCCACCAGTTGGATTAACATTAGTTACTGATGTTACAATCTTCTCAGTAATATCATAAGCTGAATTACCACCCACACTAAACGAAACAGAATCTCCAACAAGGAATTGAGATCCTTCACCTTCTGGTATTGTCAATGTGGTTGTGGTTCCACTACTAACACCGACAATTCTTTGTGATCTAGGTTTGCCAATATTAATGACTTCCGTCGTATCCGCAGCAACAAAATAATTTGCTGGAGTTGCAATAACAGTACTGGTGCCAATACCAATATGAGCACCTTTGGTCAAAGCAGTGACTCTCAAACTATCAGATTGATGAGCAAATACCGATGAAACTTGATTGGATGTACCAGTCGTAATTGAGGTACAAATTCCTACAGGATTATGAGCCATTATTCATTCCGTCGATGTATACTAGGATTCTTAAGTTATTTATAAATAGATGTTATTCTTCATCTTCAGGTTCTGATTCTGGTTCAGAACTTACTTCTGTTTCTACTTCTGGTTCCTCTTCAGGTTCATCTTGACCAAACATATTAGTAGCTACATCAGGTCTTATGGTATCAATTCTTTCAGCACTCTTAGCAAAAAGAATATCTTTAATCTTGTCACTTATTCCAGATGGCGACTCATCAGAAGCCATCATATCCATTAAATCAGCATTAGTTACTTCAGGCATAGCATTAAATAGTACAATTTTGAGTATTTATCAGATCTCGGCACCTTTTACTTCTTTTGCCGAAGGTTCCATAATTGAAACATCTACTTCAGGTTCTTGAACAGGTGCACCAAGATCTAAAGGTTGACCAGTTTCTGGGTCAATAGGAGCATTAGGATCAGGAATAACTCCTGTCTTAATTTCTTTCTTAATGATCTTATCCTGGTCAATAATATCTTGGTCAGTCTGACGAAGAATCTTACGTCTTATATAATCTTGAGAGTAATACCTACCCACATATGGTTCTGCTAAGGTAGCCATATTAATTCTCTCAGTAAGAAGTTCAGTTTCCTTGAGTTCTGCAAAATGATTATCATAAATGAAGTCAAATTGGATATGCTCATTCATAATCTCCCAATCTTCAGGAGTAATGATATTCTTAAGAAGTAATTGAGTCTTAAGCATATCACTAAACATTGCCGAGAATCTCTTTCTCAAGCGTCCAACAAACTTACTAAACTTAACTTCATCTCTTAGAATTTCTGATGACCTTCCAAGATTAAATCCACCATCACCACCAATTCTAGTAGTAGGAACATTAAGTGATCTATAGAGTTTGTCTTGGAAATACTTGATATCAGTAATCTCTCCAAGGTTTTGACCACCCGGAAGAGTAGTGATTTCCGTACCTCTACCACCTTCTCTACGTGGTAGCCAGAAATCTTCCATCATACTCATGAACTTCTTATCATCACGAATCTCACCAGTGTTAGCATCATATACTAACTTATTACGATAACGCATCATAACATCACGAAGATATTGTTCTGCCTTAACTTTTGGTAGATTACCTACATCAATATAAAAAATCCTTCTTTCTGGTGCTCTTGATAGTCTGTAAATAACAAGACTATCCTCAATCATTCTAAGTTGATTGAGAGCCTTAATTGCTTTGTGAAGATATGAAAGTGTTGATCCCTTATTCCTATCAACCAGTCCAGAGGTGCAATATGTAATCGAATCCTTGGTAAATTTAATACCAGCATTCGCACCTGCAGTAGTAGTTGATTGAATAGGACTTCCGATAGGAGATTGTAACTTTGGATTATAAACAAAGTATTCCTCAATTTGAGGAAACTCAAAATCCATTGGATTCTCTTGATCTACTCCAAGATTATTTCTTGGTCTTTGATACCTATCTTGAGATTCTTTCTTATTCCTACGTACATAACGCATCTTCAATGCATCAATATAACGTAATTCTTGTATTCCTGCTTCTGGATTTTTAAGATCAATTACCTTATGATAATACAATCTACCGTCAATATACCAATTTTTATAGATTTCATGCGATTTTTTATCAAAATCAAGCAATTCTTTGATATATTTAAACTCATCTCTAATCTTATCTTTGATACCATCACTAGCATTAAGATTAGATAATTCAATTTCTACTGGACTATCATTTATATCCGATACAATTGCTTCGTTAACAATATCCTCAATAGCACTATCACATTCTGGGTGAAGAGCCATCTCACGATATCTTTTAATCAGATCAAATTCAGTTCTGTAAACACCTTCAATATCAACATAGGAACCAAAAAACCCACTACTCAAATAATGATCACTCTGATCCTCCTTAGAGGGAGGAACAGGTGACAGAGTAGTGGGTGATTGTGATTCGCCATCTTCGATAGTGAATCCAAATAACTTAGGCATGATTTATTTTTTTATCTTGATCGCTAATCTATTTATGCGATCAATTCTCACCTGTAAATGGTTCAAAATATTGAACTTGCAGTTCTACTGTAAATTCTTCAATTGTATCACCAGTATCATAAGAAAGGTCAATTGCAGAAATATTAGTTGGGAAAATACCGTGGAATTTATACTGCTTGGATACTTCCAAACCAGATCCAGTTACATCTCCAAGTGCAGAAGCTTGACGTGTAAATTGCTTAACAACTGCTTCTCTTTGATAATCTGCTGGATTAGTATCTCCACTAGCATCAGCCATTTGAGCAATGACTTGCATCCAACTTTCAAAAGAATTCCTGATTGCAAAATCAGTATCATTAATTACAGTAAGTGTCCAAGTGTCAAATGTCCTGTCTCCAGCAACTTTGAAGATCCTTCCTCGGAAAGGAACCTCAATAGGTGCAATGTTTGAAGCAGGTAATGATGCTGCCTTACAAAGTACTGACATTTTTTCTGCGTCAATTCCTTCACCAGGTACATCGGTCAAATCTACTTGGAATAAATTGGGGCGTGAACCGCCTCCAAGTAACGTTGATTTAAAATCCTGAATAGAGTGTGCCATTGTTTTTTAAGTCCTCCTTAGTTATTTATTGTGTGAATTTATTAAACAGTACCAGCAACTTCTTCAAACGATACTCCAGTTCTCGTCGCAACGAAAGTAAGAGTTACGTAGTTGATAGCCTTAGCAGGTTTCAGGAAGATGTCTGCTCTAAATTCATTGTTATCAATAACATCAGGAGTGTTATTCGTGCTATCACAAACAACGAGGAATCCATAAAGACCTCTCTTTGCTTGAACATCACGTAAATAAGGTTCAACAATGTTCTTAAAGTTTGCTCTTGTTAACTCATCATTGAGTTCAAAGAGTTGTGCTTCTGCTGCTTTCTCCAGTGCTTGCTCAACTGTGAGGAACAAGCGACGAACATTAATACGGTCAAATGCAGATGCATAACCAAGTGCCGTCTTATCTCCAAAGAGAAGTGTTCCAATTCCAGGTTGAGTAATAACAGAGTTAATCCTCAAAGGATATAAGATATCTCTCTGTGCTTTACTTGGGTTATATGCAAGTTTAATAGCGTTGTTAATAATACCACGCTGTTGACCTGCAGGTGAGAACCAAGGATAAGCAATAATGTTTGTACGACACATTAGACCGGCAACATCAGCATTGGTTGGAATCCAACGGAACTTATTGTTGAAACGATCATAAGTGTACTTATAACCACTATCAAAGACACCATAAGATGTGGATGATAGAGGACTAAAATAGTTAACTAGATTTGTGGTTTGTGTATCATCATTAGTAACACCAACCAAATCAGACCTATGTGGACCAACTGTAGCAACACAATCCTTTCTACTATTTGCTAGAGAAAGAAGATGGTTTGCTTTTGCCTGTGTATCCTCTTTACCAGATAAACCAGGACCCATGATGAGATAGTCCATTTGAACATCATCTCTATTGCTGAACTCATTATAGGAGGTCATCAAATCTCCTAACTCTGCAGCCATACCCTTATTGGCAGAGTAATCAACACCAGCAGTAAGAGTGTAAGTATTATTACCAATTACATTATAAGTTACGCCTTGTGCATCAAGACCCCAGAGACCATCTCCAGTTGTAACTTTTGTATAGGTAGTTGAGAATCCACTTGCTTGTGGAGTAGTATTCCAATAAGTGTCATGTGCAGCACCAGGATTACCACCAGCGTAAACATTATCTGAGAAATCAGCAATGAATTGCTCATACCAGATTTTCTGTGG